TATTCAAAGAGGTCGAGTATATCGACATCAAGATCCCGGGCAGCCGTGAAGGAGTCTGTCGCCCCGCTAGACAACGCGATATCCAGCGTTTTCCGCGGCATTATCAGGCATTCAAAACCCGGGTTGAGGGTGAAGAAGATGTTATTGAGGGGACGCTGTTGGCTGAGTGGCCGCTAGCCACCCGCGCAATGGTAGAAGAGCTGGCGTTCTTTAACGTGAGAACCGTCGAGCAATTAGTGAGCATGAGCGACGCTAAAGCAGGGCAGTTCATGGGAATGAACGGCCTGAAAGCAAAAGCCCAGCAGTGGTTAGCCGCAGCGAAAGAGCAGAAAGCCGCGACTGACCTGAAAGCGGAGCTGGAGCGCCGCGATGAGCAGATCGCCGCCATGCAGGCCCAGATCGAAGAGTTAATGACAGCAGCCAAACCTGTCAAACCGAAAACCAAGAAAACAGCCAAGCAAGATGCTGCTGAAGATCCGCCTGAAGAGGATTAATCGATGACTGCCACCTTCACAGCAACGGCGAATGACATACTGAACCGGGTCGCCGCGGAGGTTGGCATCGATACGGTTCCAGACCCCTACGCCTCCTCCAATCAGGCGTTTCAGCAGATGAAAACGCTGCTGAATATCGCCGGGGAGGAGCTGAATCAGCTCCACCCCTGGGAGGAGATGAACCGCGAACACCAGATCACCACCGCCAGCACTGACAGCGGCGATTACCCGCTGCCCTCGGATTTCCTGTACATGCTCAACCAGACCGGCTGGGAGCGCAGTGAGAACGTACCGCTGTTCGGGCCGTTAAGCGGTCAGGCGTGGCAATACCTGCTGGGGCGTGACCTGGTTACCTCGACTATCTACGCCAGCTTCCGCATGAAGCAGGGCGCGTTCAGCATATTCCCCCAGCCGCCACCTGACGGGCTGGATATCCGCTTTGAGTACCAGTCGCGTAACTGGGTATCGGACTCCACCACCGGCTTTGCAACCGATAAGGACAGCGTGACCGTGGGCGCCGACATCCCGATGTTCGACCGGACGCTGATCAGCCGATACCTGAAAGTGAAATTTCTGGAGGCCAAGGGTTTCGACAGCACCAAGGCGCAGGCGGATCTGAACCAGATGTTTCAGGTCGTGAACAGCCACGATAAGGGCGCTAACGTCCTATCGGCGGGACGTAATAGCACCGGGTTCCCTTATCTGGACACCTACCGTAGCACCCCTGATAGCGGGTACGGCTAATGATAGGCGCACGATACCCCAGAGCTAGCGCGCACCCGCAGACCAGCGATTCGGTGGTTATACCCGCCCCTGCCGGCGGTATGGACGCCCGGGTCGGTGCAGGGTCAGGCGATATGAACGTGGCGCTGCTGCTGTACAACCTCATGCCCGCTGAGTACGGGCTGCAGATACGCTCAGGCTACCGGGTGTGGGCGGAGGGGTTCGATGACGAAGAAATCCGCACGGTGATCCCCTATCAGGGGCTGGATGTCAGCCAGGCCGATGACAAGTTGTTTGCGGTCACCCAGTTCGGTATCTGGGACGCCAGCACCGCCGGCGGCACCCCCACCCTGAAAGTCGCTTTCGGCACCCAGACCGCCGATGCCGGGTACGGCGTGTACACCCACTACGTCAACGATAACGGCAACGACATGGTCTATTACGCCGACGGCGAGAACGGCCTGTTTGAGTACGACACCAGCGCGGATACCTGGGCGCAGGCGACAAATCTGGTCGCTGACGCCGGGGCAACCACCCCGTGGGCCATCGCCAACATCAATTACGTTGTCAGCCACAAAAACCGCCTGTGGTTTTGCCAGAAAAACTCCAACGTCGGCTGGTATCTGCCGGTCGCAGTGGCTGAAGGCACCGTAAAAGAGTTCTTTTTCGCCCGCAAATTCAAGCACGGCGGTAATCTGGTGGGGGTCTACAACTGGACGATGGACGGCGGTGCTGGCCGGGACGACTATCTAGTGGCCGTCAGCCGCGGGGGTGATGTTATCCCGTACACCGGAGGTAACCCCGACAACGCTGACGACTGGGACTCTACCGGCACGTTCTTTATCGGTAACATACCCCGAGGCGCCCGTGCGGTGTCAGAGTACGGCGGTAACCTGTACCTGCTGTCCACGCTGGGGCTGGTTTCCATGACCGATTTGCTGGCCGGCACAGACCCGGCGACCATTGTTGAACGCAATAGCATCGGGTACAAGATAGCGCGGCTGTTGCGGGGCGATGTGAACCTGTACCGAAACAGCAACGGCTGGGCCATAAAATACCTGCCGCAAGAGGGCGCGATACTGGCGACGGTCCCTCCGCTGGCCGATGGCACCTACCGCCAGTACGTCTACTCCGTGTCCACCGGCGCCTGGGGCATCTGGCGTGACGTAGCCATGCTGTGTAGCGAGCCGTATCAAGGCGAGCTGATGGTAGGCTCTGAAGCCGGTCGGCTGCTACGCATGGATGTCCCCAAGGACGAGGTAGCGTCCGACAACACAGGGGGCAACCCCATCAAGTTCGCGGCGCTTACCTCCTACACGGATTTCGGCGCACCGGCCCAATTCAAGCGCGGCGTGTTTGCGCGCCCCAATTGGTCCGCAGAAGTTGTGCCGACTTACGAGTGCGCTACGCTCTACGACTACTCCCTGCAGTTTAATGACAGCCCCACAACAACAGCGGGGCAGACAGCAGCCTTATGGGATACCGCCGTATGGGACTTCGATGTGTGGGCCGATGACCGGGGCGTACCGGAATTCAGCCTGCGAGGCACCAGTGGCATGGGCCGCACGGTAGCCATCTCCATGAGCGGTTATGCCCAAACCGGCACTGTTTTGCTATCATGGGACGTATCATGGAACACGGGGGGTTTCCTGTGAACGTGGTATTTCGGGCGTTGGACACGGATAAAGATTGGCCGTGGGTGCAAAAGCACCTGCAGCTGGCGCTAACGGATAACACGTCCGGCGTCGTGGCAGTCAATGCAGACACGCAAGAGCTGGTAGGCGCAATGGTCTGTGAGAGTTGGACCGTAACCAGCGTCCAGTGCCATTTTATCGTGGAGCATCGCGCTGCGCTGCGCCATAATTTCCACCGGGAGTGCGCACGGTACGTCTTCACTACCGGCGACCGGCTGAAAATGATCGGCATTGTGCCGTCTAACAACATGGCGGCGTTAAAGATCAACAAAAAATTTGGGTTTACGCCGGTAGGGGTCATCGAAGACGCCTTTGACGTTGGCGAACACGCGGTAATCCTTGAGATGCACCGCGATAACTGTAATTACTGGGAAGGGTTCCCCGTGGAACATCGGAGAGTGGCACATGGGTAAGAAAACAGCAGACGCCCCTGACTACGAGGCGGCGGCAATCGCTGAAGGCGCTGCGAATAAGGAAAATCTTGAGCAGCAAACATGGGCAAACCGCCCCACGCAAAACAACCCGTGGGGTACGATGTCGTGGGAGCGGGAACCTACCTGGGACCCGGTCACCGGCCAGTACATCAACGAGTGGACGCAAAACCAGACGCTTGCAGAACCTTTGCAAGGCGCGCTGGAAAACGAAATGGCGCTCATGGAAGGCCGCAGCGGTTTAGCCTCTGGCATGATGGGCGACCTGGCTACCGATTTCGGCACCCGCATGGACTGGGATCAATACGGCGACCCGACGCAGCTCAAGCGGCGCGGCGACCTGACCGGGATAGGTCTTGACCCCCGGCAGCGGCAGCTCGACTACTCTGACGCCTACAGCATCGATGACCCCGTTTACGGCGTACAGAAGGCAGAAGACGCCTTCTACGACCGCGGCGCGCAGCGTCTGGATCGGCGAATGAGCAATCAGGCTCAGGATATGGAGGTCAAGCTCCGCAATCAGGGACTGCAGCCCGGCGACGCCGCCTACGACCGGGCCATGAGAGATTTTGGAGAGGAGCGCACCGACGCCTATCAGGCGCTTGCCAATGAGGCGATCATGGCAAGTGGCAGTGAGGCCGAGCGGATGTTCGGCATGCAGAGTTCCCTGCGCGGGCAGCAAACGGGTGAAGAGGACCGCTCCGCGGCTTTCGGTAACCAGGCCCGGGATCAAGGCTTTAACGAGCGGATGCTGGCCGGCAATTATAACCAGGCCAAGGATCTGCAACAGGCGAACTACGCCAACCAACTCCGCCAGCAGCGTATTAACGAGGGTATGGCTCAACGCGGGCAGCGCCTGAACGAGGTGAACGCCCTGAGATCCGGCCAACAGGTCGCCCAGCCCAGCTTCACGCCGTTCAATCAGGCAGGCGCGGCGCAGGCGCCGCAGCTGCTGCAGGCCGCCGGCATGCAGGGGCAGCAGGCAGCAGCTAACGCATCGGCCTCAAATGCAGCGTTTGGCAACATGATGGGCGGCGCGAGTACGCTGGGTATGATGCTGTCAGACCGGCGCCTGAAGCGTAATATTCGACAGATCGGCACCAAAAGAGGCTACCCGATCTACGCCTTTGACTACCTCTGGGGCGTTGCCGGTATCGGCGTGATGGCCGACGAAGTGCCTGCTGAGTACACCGTACAGCAGGGCGACTATAAGATGGTGAACTACGGAGAACTTTTCGCATGAGCGCAGCCAGCAGATTTGCCGCAATGACCACCCGTAACGCGCCTGAACTGACAGGCCGCAACCGGCAGGCGCCCGCGCCCCGGAGTCAGGCGCTACGAGCGCCTCCTCCCGGTGGGCAGGGGCTGCATCAACCGCCCCCCGGCGGGTTGCAGCAGGCACCGCGGGGCGGGCAACAGCTAATGCAGGAGCCAGCCAGGCCGCTGATGTACCAGCAGCAGATGCAAGCTAACGCTTTACGAGGACGATAACCATGCTACAGCCAATGAACACAGACAGCCAATCGATCTACCAGAAGCGTCTGGATGAGATCAACCGCCTGCCGGAAGACCAGCGGCAGCAAGCTCTGGAG